GTAATAGACCCCGCGCCTCTCCGGGTCTCTTAGAGCATGCCGAAAAAATCCAGGGCTAACGTCTGGTCGGTGAGGATGTTTGCTTCGAACACGCGCCCGCACGTCGGGCACAACATAATGACGTCCAGGCCAGCGTCACCGTCGAGCCCAAGGATCTGCTTGTTGACGGCCTTGAACTCAGGCCCACTCAACGAACCAACGCCAGCGAACGGCTCGCCGTCAATGGACTCCACGCGCTGCAGGAATGTCATCTGGGTACTGGTATCGTCAGGCGCATCGCAGAGCAATTGCCACGTCATCGGACGAATCTTACAGGTACCCCACCCGTGCTTGACTTCGATGTTCTTCAGGATAGGGGGCGTCGGCACGAGGGTAGACAGGTCGATAAGCGGCTTGAACTTCACCGGCGCCGGGTGGCCATTGCTGCCCTTGGCAGGTGGACAAATGATCTCCGCCTCATCCAGCGTCGGGCCATAACTGAGCAAGATGATTTCTACCAAGCACCGATAAAAATCATAGGGTGGCAATGCCATCGCCGTTGCCAGGCGCTCTTCCTCTGTGCCGTTTTGCAGGCAGTCGGCGAGATATGCGGCCATGGTATTCAATTGTTCATCTGAGCCCAGTTTGGCAATGGTGGCCCCGGTGACTTCCCGGATCGGCATTTCAATGCCAGTGGAAGTGGTGTATAGGCCTGTCTTGAATTTACGGTTGTTCGACATGGGGCGGCGCCTCCCTGTGTGACGATGCTAGAGTAAGATCACTTCCTGGTATGCGTTTACAGCGTAGGTCATCACGATCCGACGCGGGTCTTTGTCCTTTCCACCCTGTCGGGTTCCGTGGTCGCGGTCCGCCGGCCAGATGAACAGGTTGTGCGTGATCATCGGCAGCCCTGCGTTGTTCTGGTCGATGACCTGGAAGTACTGGCTGACGGCCACGGCTGGCAAGCCAAGCCCCGTGAGCGGTTCGACCACAGACAGATACCACAGGTACATGGGGTTCTGCGGGATGCCCTCGCCCTGTGCCAACGTGATTTCAAGGTCGTCGTACTCCACCGTGCCATCGGGTGCCGAGATCTTTACCGCCCGGCCGCCGGGGTGCACCTCGGTGCGTCCGTGCATTTGCTTGGGCAGTTTGACGTCGGTGACGTTGGGCATGAATGCCCCGTTCCACATGCACAAAAATTGCCCCTCACTGACGGGGACCACGGGTACGATGTTGCCAGCCATTGTCGTCTCCTACAATACCTCCTCGGAGAACTGCGCCGAGGACTCGGTGAGGATGGTGTTTAGAGTAATGTTGCGAATGCCGGGGATGGTAGACAAGTACAGGTCCACCGTGTAATTGCCCTTCGCAAGTTCTTCCTGCGAGTTGTGCGTGGCCTGGTCCTTGTTGATGGCTTCCTGATCGCCCACGTACTGCCAGCCAATCGTCTCCTGTCCGGACAAGCCGCGGTTGCTGCCCATGAAGTCCAGGTCCTTCTTCATCAGAAGGTAAAGCTGCCGCCATGCCTCGGGCTCATTGGGGTCAAAGTCAATAGCCTGTGCGTGATACAGGAACCGCCGTCGAATCCAACACACGCCTTCCCGGATTTCTGCGAAGCGCGCCTTGGAACGGGCACGTTGGCAGGTCAGGGACTCGGCGATCTTCGTGATCTTTGCCGTCGTGTCAAGGTCCGTGTCGGTGACGATCGGGTTGACTTCAATGCCGGTCAGGGTGTCATAGGCAGGCTTGTCCAGCACGTTCTCTACCATGCCCAGACCGACTTGTATCTTGCCGCGCTTGGCACCCGCCACGGCGTACCATGGCATGCCGGTGGCCATCTGCAATGCTATCTGGCCCAGCACCAGGGGATGACACCATTCTGCCACGGGTGCCCCACTGCCGTTGCGCTTGTCCTTCACGTCTCCCCAGTAGAGGGACGTGTAAGAATTGTCCACGTATTCGTGGCCGTAGCCACCTGACCCCTGACGGAACAACGCGGCCAGGGTCGACGTATAGCCAAAGGGCACGGAGAAAATTTCCCGGAACGTCTTGCGGGTCAGTGCATAAGCCGCCTGGTCCGCCCAGACTTCTCCGTCGCCGCTATCGCTGGCGAGCTGCGTGATGTACCGCTCGCTCGCAAACAAGGCCAAGCGGGCCTGGTAGTTGGCGGCCGTTACGGTGTCACTCGCTGCGCCGGCGGCAAGAGCCACGGGCCCGACGTTGGCCGGAACCACGGCGGTCAGTGCCGTGGCCTTGATCAGCGGGTCGATGCCGTTGATGACGTTCTCCACGAAGTTGGCCTTCGTGGGGTCCATCGAAAGGTTGTAATAAGTCTCACCCAACCCAGGCTGCTCGCTGAACGCGGTGGTCAGGCTGAACAGGGTGGCGTCCCCAGACGGGTCGGCGGCGATCGTAACGGTGACCAGGTTGCCCCAGACTCCGGCGTTCACCGCCTCAATGCGCAAGCAGTTCAGGGCACCGGCGTCGACCAGCACCCGAAACGCTGCCACTCCACCGGCGGCGATCACGCGATAGTATTTGATCTGTGCGCCCTTGCCGATGGCGTACTTGAGAATCCCGGGGGTAATGTACGTGGATGTCCCCAAGCCAATGTGCCGGTCAACGTCCGGCTCGCTTGCAAGGGTTAGCGGGTCGCCGTCAGACTCTTGCGTCGGGCCACGTCGGGATCGGCCGACGAAGGCCAGGACCATGCCCGCGCCACTCTTCGCAACGAAGGTGTTGTCTACTCCGTTAAAGGCAACACTCATCACTTCCTCCTAGTCAAGAGACTCGTCGACCGCGAAGTCATCATACGCGGGCTTATCAAATACTGCAAGAGCAACTTTTTTGATCACGGAACCCCAGTCTATGTAGGTACCCCACACGAGCGGGACGTTGCGGTAAACAATGGCAACCTGCGACCCCACGGCCTTGGCCTCGGTTTCATCCCAGGTATAGACGGGGGTATCGGGCTCGTAAACGATCGTCTCGTTCACGACCGTGGCCGTGCCGTTGTCCGCCAGGTTCAACAGTTTCTGCTCAAGGTCGAAGGGCGGGTACTCGTCTGTGGTGTAAACCGTCCAGGCAATCGGGATGTCGAACATTCGGGGCCAACGAAACGACACCGTCTTGTCTTCATCGTCGCCGTAGATCTTGCGGATGCGCACCTCTGGCTGGTTGTTGAAAGCCTTCGACTCGGTGGGCGGTCTGAACATTGCGGTGACAAACGGCGTCGATGCCCCGCTCGGCCACTCTGGACGCGTCACGATATGAAACCTGTTGACGGGAGACGCCCCGCCAAACAGCGCGGTGACGAAACGCGTGGCCTCTACGGTGATCAGCGCTGCCAACCAGTTCACGGTGCGCGGGTCAACCAGGCCGGTGCTAACGCCATCCCCGTCAGAGAGGTTGGCCTGCGTGTAGTGCTGTCCGCTGTATGCCATTATCCTGCCCTCGCAACCGGGGCCGTGAATTTTAGACTCAGCCTCACGCCCACCCTGCCGAGTCGCTGGTCCAGTTTCTTTCTGAACATCATCTGAAACGCCCGGTGCGCGCCCCTTTGAATTGTTTTACTGTCGGCAATGGGACCAATAAACGGACGCGCCGGCGGGTGGTTCTTGACTTTCTTCGATCCGAATTCGTAGATGGCACCAAGGTTGGCCATGGTCTCCTTGGACCGCGGGTGCCTCTCCTGTCGCAGCAGTCCGATGAAAAGCCGACCATGCTTTCGCTTCCACGTAACAGAACCGCGCATGTCCCCTTCGTCGATCAGCGCCAGGTTCTTGGTCTTGCCTCTCAGGGTTTTGGCCCTCAACGTTGACTTGGCCAACTTCTTGAACCGCTTGCCCCCTGGTGCCTGACTGCGGATGCCTTTCTTGATCTCTGCCTGGTAGTATGCGCCAATGCCATCCAACCCGTTCTCGGTCGAGTCCTCAATGTTCTGCTTCAACTCCGTGAGCAGTCGCATTGCCTTGTCGAACCCGAAGGTCTTTGCTTGTGCGTGGGCCATTACTGTTGCGCATCCCAGATCTTGCGGAAGTCCAGCCGCTCGCAGATCGTGCCAACTCCATATGCCGACTCGTCCCTCACTTCAATTATCTCGGCAACCATTGACCGCCCCTCGACGGTGCGGATCATGTCGCCCTTTTTAAACACGTATGCCACGGGCTTGTCCAGGTACACGTAGCCATCGATCCTTGGGGCGTCGCCCTGGCGCTCGGCTTCCTGTTTGTCCTGCCGCACCGAGTTCACCTGGCCGTACACGGTCACCACCGTTTCGGGCAGCGGCCCCTTGGCCCGCTTGAACACCGGGTCAAAGTTGGCTACCGAGTTGTCTATGCGTCCGATCGTTATCTCAACCGGGTGGATGATCATCGCATCACCTCGGCTGGAATGGCTTTAGAACGCGCAGGATGTGGCGGCGCATTCGGTCGGCTTCGGTCGCGTAGTTGGTCAGCATGTCGTCGGCACCCGCCGCGCCCTTCGTATAGCTGTGCCTGTCCGCTGACTCGGCAGACAGCGTGGATGGGTCGGGGAGGCCGGACACCCGGCGCCAGGCGTCGAGGTAGGCACTCAGCAGGATGTACCGCTCCACCGTGGTGAGCATCCTGCCACAGTAGCGCAGGGACGTGCCCGCGGCGATGGTGGTTTCAGGCGTGCCCCATTGGTCCAGGACCACGCTGGCCCCCGAACTAGAGGCCACCACCATCGGCTGGTTTCCAACCGTGTCGATCAGCAGGTCGCCGTCGGCCAGCGATGCAGCCACCGTCAACTCCATGTTCACCGACCCAGCCAGCGTTTCTGTCGCCGTCAGGTGCTCGGTCCAGATGTCTTCAGAGCGCCGGCCATTGGAAGCGAACCCCCACGTGCCAACCACGTCCCACGTACCCCGCACGTTGCTGCCGCCGATGTCGATCGCAGGCGTGTTGTCCTCGTGGTTGTACTCGTTGGTGGACCAGGTCTGGTATTCGTATTCGCCCGTCTGGTCCTCGATCAGCAACTGCCGCAGTTCGTCCACGTGGACCAACGGTTTTCCCAACTGAATGCGCTTGTGTGGTTCGACCATGCGCGTGCGGCGACGGCCGGTCCATGGCAGAATCTGGAAACCCAGTTCATCCTCGAGGCGTTCCGTTGCCCACTCGGCCGCGTTCAGAAGCACGGTCATCAAGTCTTCTTGGTACGGGGACGAGCCCTGCATTAGGATCTGCTTGTACAGCAGGCTTAGACGCAATGAAGACACTCGGCTGAATCTTGCGTATGCCCTCATTGCCACCTCCCGCCTGTCAGGCGGTAACTATGTTGGGGTGGAGGCCCGGGGCGTAAACGTGCGATACGACGTGGGGGTACGAGTCTTAGACTGCTTCACCCGTTCCCAACCCGGGGCTGCTTCAAACAGAAGGAAAAGCGGACTACCATCGGGGGCTTCCTTCACGTCCCCACGATTCCCATGCAACAGAATTTCATGCGTGTCGGGGTGGAGCAACTTGGATGACACCGACTTGCACACGAATTCAACCGGTGGTCCGAATTCCTCGGGTACCACCGGCTCGTCCGTGGTTGTTGCCTCGGCAACTGCGGCCGACTTCTTTTTGCGATTACCCATGGGCTGGCTCCCTAGTACTGGTTACAACGAGCGCTGCTTGCGCACGTTCTGAATGTAGACGCAGGCCTGCGGATCTTCGATCACGAAGTCTGCGTAGTAGTAGAGCACGAAACGCATGTGGTCGGTTTCGTCATCCCATTCCCACGAGGACCGCATCTCCGTTGAGGAAACCCAGATGAGGTTGGCGGGGTCGGTCAGCAGAATGCCACTGCCTTCGTAAACGGTCCCGCCGGAAGCAGCACCAGAAACCGTGGCACCAGAAACAATGCCACCGCCAGAACCAGCAGGAGTCAGGGTCAAGTAAACGCTATTGGCGACGGCGTCGAAAGCAATGCTCTCGGTTGCGCCGGTGGCCGAGGTGGCAATCAGCAAGGCACCACGCCAGTCCCTGGCATTGACGGCCGCAGAGTGTGCAGCGGAAGCCGCGGCCATGGCCGTGTTGATGTCCTGGGCAATGTCGCTCGGGTAACGCAGTCCCGCGGTCAGTGTGATGTTTACCTGTGCAAGGGGAGCGCCGCCAGTGGTGACGGTAAGCAGCATCTTGTCGTTGCTGCCGGTGACAATCTGCCACGGTCCACGAGTGGTGGACTGACCCATGGCCACGCTGGCACCGGTCACGACCAGGTCGTCATTGGTGGGGATCGCGGGCACGGAAATAAATGCGGCTTCGATCACGTTGTAGTCGATCGCCATGTTGGTCTTGGCGAAGTAGACGTCGGCCAACACGTCGCCGCCGGTCTTGGCTGCGGCCAGGCGGGTAAAGTCCCGCTTCAAGCCACGGCTGCCAATCCAGCGCACGTTGTCGGTCCACGATTCCTCGGGGAACTCGTCAAGGGCTTCGTACAGGAGGTTGGTGCTCAGCACCGCACCATTGGCATTGAGCACGCGAGCGCGCTGTGCCTGGTTGAACCAACCATTGTTGGCGCGAAGCAGGTATCCACGAGGGGTATTGATCGCGGCATATGCCGTCTCGTCCCCGTTGAATCCGAGGAGCTCAAGGTCGATTGCGGCCCGACTCTTGATGCCGTTGAGCAGTGCCTCTTCGAGGCTGTCCGCCCCGATGGCCGCGGTGAACAGGGCGTCCATGGAAATGTGCCGGCGCACCTTCAGTTTCTTGGCCGTGTACGAGAGCTTGTCGTACTCGGGACCGGCGGTGGTCTCGGTGGTGGTTTCAATCTCGGCACCGGCCCGGGTGATCGGCTCCCCGAAATGCTGGCGGGGAAGTTCGCCAGACAGGTTGGAGCCAACGCTAACCTCGGTGGCGTGCTGTTCGATGAACACGCTCTGCCCGCGCAAGAGGGTAAGCCATTCCTGTGCCTGTTCGGGCGGCACGGTTGCCGCGTTGGTGGAAAAGTCGGTGGTCAGCAGTGCCTTGCGCACGCCTTCGCGGAAGGCCTTTTTGCTGGTGAGAATTTCCTTCATGTCAATTTTGAATGCACTTTCCATAACGTTCTCCTCGGGCCTCCGTTGAGTTGTGCCTATTCAGTATCGTTGTCGCCCACGGTCGGGAAAACTTTGCCCGCCCATGCAGACTTCTTCTTCGTCTTTTCCTCAGGGTCCGGCAACTGCTCCTGTCGGGACGTGGGGATCAGGGACTTCACGCCGCTGACCTCCTCAAGAATTTTGGTGGTGGTGGCAGCCAGAGTCTTGACCGTCTCGTTGGTCTCCTCTACGTTCTCACGCAGGGCCTTCTCTTCGTCGGTTTCCTCGGCGCTTGCCTGGTCGTCTTCGTCGTCCGGGTCTTCACGAAGGGCATCCGCACGGGTGCGAAGCTCGGCTGCGACCGCGGCGACGGCGGTCTGGCCATCGCCTTCGAGCACGATGGCCTCGAGTGCGTCGGCCTGCGACACGAGGAAGTCCGCCTCTTCCGTGCTGGACACCGCCTTGGGGGCGGGACTGGCTTCGGCTGCCGCAGCAACAATTTCTTCCTGGTGCTCGACCATTGCCTTCTTGACCGCGGCCTGAATCACCAGGGTCATGGCATCCTTCTCTGCATCTGCCCGTTCGTCCAAAAAGGATTTCAGCATGTTCTTCATTTTGTCTTCTTCCATGGCGCGAACCTCCAGGGCAAATGCCTTCACGTAGTGGGTCAGGATCTGTGCTTTTTCCTGAACCGGCGTGCTTGTCAATGACAGTTCAATGGCCCGTTCCCACTCAAGGATGGTCACGGTAAATTCGGACGCGGTGGACTTCACTTCCCAACGCGACGGAATGGCGTAGATGGAGAAGGCGTTCAGGCGGCCGTCGGCAATTTCTGCCTGGCGCTCGGGGTCCATGACCTCGGCCTTGACCCAGACGGCGTTCTTGTCTTCGAGGAACTTAGCATCGCGGACGACGCCTGCCTTGCTCTCGGGGTTGTGCTCGTTGAGCAGCACGATGTCTTTCAACATCTCGGACAGTTGGGCAAGTGCCTCGGCG